ATTTTTAAATTTTTTTATAAAATTTGAAAATTATGTCACGAAATGTCATGGTAGTTGATATATCATCCAAGATGTAGCAAGGAGATGTTACAGAAAGGAGGAAGCAACATGTTTAATTTTCAATTTCCCTTTTTTCAGACAAAGCTCATTAACGAAGCAATAAAAAATGGTTTTATGACAAATGAAGAATACATTTTAGAGCAGATAAAAGAATTTGAAGGTTCTATCAAAAGGCGAAATATGATAAAGGGTTACGAATATTTTACAGGCAAGCATGATGTACTCTTAAAGAAAAGAACTGCCATTGGCATAGGTGGAGAGCCTACGGAGATACACAATGTTCCCAACAACAGAATAGTTGACAATCAATACAGAAAGCTAGTCATTCAAAAGGTCAATTATTTATTAGGTAAGCCTATAACCTTAAACAGCAGTAATTCTAAGCTAAACAAGGCTTTAAAGGAAATATTTAATGCTGACTTTGATATGACTTTAAAGGCTGTTTGTGAGGACAGTTTAAACTGTGGTTTAGGTTGGTTATTTACCGGATATGACAGCAACGGAAACTTTGCTTTCAAGCGTATTAATCCTTGGGAATTAGTTCCCATATGGGAAGACAGTGAACACAAGGTATTAGCCTATGCCATAAGGTTTTATGATGTAGTCAATTATGAAAACAAGAAAAGAATTACAAGGCGAAAAATTGAAATCTATGACAAAAAGGGTATAAGCAGATTTTACATAGACAGAGGAAAAATGGTACATGACGGCAAGAAATGGTTTACACCATATTTTTGTACAAACAAACAAGGTTACGGTTGGGAGAGAATACCTCTTATTGCTTTTAAGTACAACCATTGTGAAGAACCCCTTATATTAAGGGTCAAGTGTTTACAAGACGGTCTTAACATTTTAGAGAGCAACTTCCTCAACTCTATGGAAGAAGACCCTAGAAACACCATTTTGGTTCTAAAGAACTATGATGGAGAAAATTTAGGAGAATTTAGACAGAATTTGTCCACTTACGGTGCTGTCAAAGTAAGAACCATTGACGGAGCTATGGGTGGAGTTGAAACACTATCTATACAGGTAAATGCTGATAATTACAAAGCCATAATTGATATTTTTAAAAAGGCTGTTATTGAAAATGGTATGGGTTACGATGCCAAAGATGAAAAGTTAAGTGGCAATCCTAATCAGCTTAACATAAAGAGTATGTATTCAGACATTGACATTGACGCCAACAATATGGAAATGGAATATCAATGCTCATTAATGAAAGTTATATGGTTTGTCAAACAGCACCTTGCCAACACCGGCAGGGGAAATTTTGGAGATATTGAAACAAAGCCTATTTTTAACAGAGATATGCTTATTAACGAAAGCGAGGCCATAGACAACTGTATCAAGTCTTTAAACATTATTAGCAAAGAAACTGCCATTTCGAAACATCCTTGGGTAGAGGATTTGGAAAAGGAATTAAAGAGAGTGAAAAAGGCAAAGGAGGAAAACAGTGGAGAACAAAATTTACATAAACCACAAGGGGACAATATTCAATCCTGAACCTATTGAAGAAATACAATGGTCAACTAGATTATTTGGTGCTGGGGAGCTTAAATTCAAAGTATTAAAGGACAATGTAATGGACTTTAAAGAGGGTGACCAGGTTACCTTTTACAGGAACAATGTTCCTATATTTAAGGGTTATGTTTTTTCAAAGGAAAGGCATAAAAATTCTCCTATTACTGTACTCTGCTATGACCAGTTAAGGTATTTCAAAAATAAAGATACATATACCTACAGCAACATTACAGCCGGTGGTTTATTAAAAATGATTGCCGGTGACTACAACCTGACAACTGGAGATATAGCAAACACAGCCTATGTACTGCCACCTAGAATTGAAGATAATTCCACACTTTTTGACATAATATACAACGCCTTAGAAAGTACAGAAAAGTACAACAGGCAAAAGTATGTTTTATATGATGATTTTGGTGCTATTGCCTTGAAAAATTCTCTTTATATGGGGTCTAGTTTTTTGGCTGACAGCAGTGACATTATTGAATATAAATACACAAGCTCTATTGACTCTAATGTTTACAACAGTGTAAAGCTAAAGTATGAAAAAACTACCAAATATACTCACGTTAGCAATGTATATACAGCTAAGGACACTGAAAAAATAAAGGAATGGGGACTTTTACAACTTTATGAGCATATTGGAGAAAACATAGATGGTAATGCCTATGCAAATATGCTTTTAAACAAGTACAAAACAAAGTCCAGAACTTTAAAAATATGTACCTTTGGAGATATTTCAATGAGAGCAGGAACTATTATAAATGTCAATTTAGATATTGGTGATTTTGTACTTAACAACAGATTTACTGTCAAGGAGTGCGAACATACCTACAGAGATAATGAGGAATATATGTGGCTTACAGTTGACGGAGGTGTTTTAAATGAGTGATTTATGTAATGCTGTAAAAATATTGGCACAGGAGGCTATTAACTCTCAAAAGCCTTTGGAGGCTGTTTTTGGAAAGGTTATAAGTGAAAGTCCATTAAAAATAGAAACAGAGCAAAGGCTTATTCTTACAAAGGATTTTATTACTATAGCTGAACATTTGAGAGAAAGGACAATAAATGTCCATATAGATGACAGAACTGTGGCTATGAAAATAGACAACAGCCTTAAAAAAGAGGACACAGTAATTATGCTAAGACAACAAGGTGGTCAGAGATACATCGTGCTAGACAGGGAGGGATAAGTGTGACACCGGAAGTAATAAAAGCAGAAGAAATTACACAAAGCCCTAGTTATACCTACAGGCTAAAAAGTACAGAAGTAAATGGATATTGCGACAGTCTGGAGGCTTTAAGACAGAGTATATACTGTATTCTCTCTACTGACAGATATGATTACATTATATATTCCAGAAATTATGGTATTGAAATAAAGGACCTTATAGGAAAGCCTATTTCCTATGTATGTGCTGTTATAAAGGGCAGAATAGAGGAAGCGTTATTAACAGATGACAGAGTAGAAAGTGTGACAGATTTTGTCATTACAAAGGAAAAAGGTTCTGTACTTGTGGCATTTACTGTTGTTTCATCTATGGGTGATGTGAAAATAGAAAAGGAATTTGAATTTTAGGGGGAATTAAATGTACGAAAATTTAACTTACGAAAGAATAATGAGCAGAGTTCTTGCCAATGTTCCCAGCAATGTAGACAAAAGGCAGGGTTCTGTAATATACGATGCTGTTGCCCCTGTATGTAGTGAAATAGCTCAGATTTATGTTGCCTTAGACAACTGCCTTAATGAGTCCTTTGCTGATACAGCACAGAGAGATTATTTGGTTTTAAGGGCAAAGGAAATAGGTCTTGAGCCCAAGAAAGCCACAAATACTATTCTCAAAGGAGAATTTCAGGGAAACATTAATATTGGAGATAAATTCGCTCTTGATGACTTGAGATATACCGTCATAGAGAAAATAAGTGACGGTATATACAAGCTAAAATGTGACACAGCAGGAAGTGTGGGAAATACTAAGTTTGGAACACTTATTCCTATAGAATACAATCCATATCTTGTGTCAGCTGTGCTTACTTCTGTTATTACAGAGGGTGAAGATGAGGAAGACACAGAGAGTTTCAGAGCCAGATATTTTGAAAATATAGGGAGCAAAGGCTATGGTGGAAACAAAGCTGATTACATAAACTGGGCAAAGGCTATAAGTGGTGTAGGACAGGCTAGAGCAATAAGAGCCTATGCCGGAGGAGGAACTGTAAAGGTTATTATACTTGACAGCAAAAATGGAGTTCCTTCCAGTGAACTTTGTTCTACGGTAAAGGAAAAACTGGACCCAGCAGACAGCACAGGTTGTGGCAAAGGTGTAGCACCTATTGGTCACAGAGTAAATGTAGTAGGAGCTAAGGCTAGAGGAATAACCATAAATATTAGTGTGAGTTTAGGCTCCGGATATTCAAAGGACAGTGTTAAGGAAAGTATAAAACAGTCTGTAACACAGTATTTTAGTGAGCTTAATTCTAAATTCAGCAGTACAGACAACATTACTGTAAGCAGTTTGCAGATTATTTCCAGAGTATGCAACATTGAAGGTATAACAACCATTGCACAGCTTAATATTGAGGGTCAGCACAACATTGTGTTAGCTGATGATGAAATATGTGGCACACCTATTATAAATATGGAGGTGTAAGCTATGGCTTTAAATGATTATTTACCTTTGTTTCTCAGAAATGTAAAGGAATTTGGCATTATAAATTCAGCTTTTGATATTGAAAATGAGGAAATACAAAAGGCTATTGCCGATTTTATGAAAGAAAATTTTGTTATGACTGCTGAAAATCAAGGCTTAAGTCGTATGGAGAAAATACTTGGCATAAATGGAGAAGGAAATTCAGTGGCTTTAAGAAGATACAATATTTTAGCTGAAATGAGAAAAGGAAAACAGGACTTGATTTCTCTTTTAATGAAATTTTCTTCAGGCGTAGAGTATGAATTTACTGATGAATACAATCTAAAAATAAAGGTAGCATCAGAGGGGCGAGAGTATTTACCGGCTATAAAGCAGTTACTTGAAAAATATGTACCTTGCAACATAGCACTGGATATTGCTCAGCTCTATGCTACTCACCTAATGACAGCAGAGTGTACTCATTTGCAATTAAATAGTTATAGTCACAAACAGATAAGAGAAAGGAGATAGACCATGGGAGAAATGGAATTATTTTTTAAATGTAATAAAGAGGAAAGGGAAAATAGAGAAATGCCTGTATGCAGTGCCTTAAAAGATGAAAATGGCAATATTGTAATGTGGCATATCAGACACCTTACTACAGAAGAAAATGAGGATATAAGACAGGAATGTATGGAGGAAAAGGGTGGCAAATACAGGCTTAATGTAAACAAGTATTTAAATAAAATTACGGCTATGTCTGTAGTTTACCCAAATTTATATGACGCTGATTTACAGGACAGTTATGGCAAAAAAACTCCCGAATCACTTTTAAAGGCTATTGTAGATTGCCCAGGGGAATATGACGCTCTCGTATCCTTTGTTCAGGAAATAAACGGTTTTACAAGTCTTAGAGAGGATATAGAAAAGGCAAAAAAATAATAAGAGAGGGCGATTTTCAAGCCAACTATGCTTATTATTGCTTACATCGGCTTGGAATATTACCCTCTCAGTTTATGACAATGAGCCAAAGGGAAAAGGCTTTTGTTATAGGAGCAATAGATTTGAAACTTGAGAAGGAGGGCAGATAATGTATCAATTTTGGTTAGGAGATATACTGTTGCCTGTTACACCGGAAAAGGTAACTATTGCTTGTGGCACTAAAAACACACTTTTTGACTGCGTAAATGGCAATGAAGTTGTTTTTCCTAAAACGGGAAAATTAAAAACTATAAAATTTCAGGCTGTTTTACCTAATACTGAGTATCCCTTTTCAAGATATACCTATGGCTTTAAAGATGCAGACTACTTTAAAACAGCTATTGAAAAATTGAAAAGAGATTTAAAGCCTTTTCATTTTGTAATTACAAGAGAAGTTAATATTGCTAAGGTTTTGAGCTATACAGATATTGAGGCTGTTATAGAAGATTACAGCTTTACAGAATCTGCCGACAATGGCTATGACGTTATTATGGATATTACTTTAAGGGAGTACAGAGCTTTTGGTGCTGTATATGTTGAAGGAAGTAGGGAAAGTAGTTTATCCACAGAGAGAACAGATACGGAAAAGAAGGCAAATACCTATACTGTTGTTTCCGGTGATAGCCTTTGGAAAATAGCCAAACGCATTTATGGTGACGGCAGTAAGTGGAAGGATATTTTTAATGCCAACAAGGATAAAATAACAAACTCCAATTTTATAAAAGTTGGTATGGTTTTAAATATACCGTAGTAAAGAGGGTGGTAAAAATAGATATTGTAGACA